CAGTGGTACTGGAACTCCTTGATACATAGCATATTTACCCAAGTCGCCTTCCATAAGTTCTTTATCGAAACCTACTGGATTGTAGACACCCACTTTATAGGCATCTCTCTTTTCATTGAAGAATTCATAATACTTTTCTGAACCAACACGATAGATGTTGGATTCAATCAAGTCTGATTCTTTATCACAATCTTCACAACAACTTGTCGAGTTTACATGTTCAAAAAAAGTATTAATAGTTCCACGATCTTTTTCTATTTTATCATTTGCTTTTTTTATTGAACCCTCAACATCATCACCAGTTTCTATAGGTTTTGTTGGATCGCCATCAATCCAATCACCGTTTGTTTTATCATTTTTAGGATCTACTTGGCCTGGATAATGTCCAAAATTTTCAGAAAATTTCTTAATATCTTGGCCTGGCGTCATTGATTGAGTCATCTCCCTACGAGCATCAGTTCCCACTTCACGAGAATCCTCTTCACTTACACCTTTATGTTTCTTCCACAAATCTGCATCAGCAGTAGTTCTTGTTTTACCACCAGTGATGAAAGAATTAACTCTTGCATGGCCCCACTGCTCAGGAGTAGTTCCTGGCCTATGTCCAGTTCTCCACGCAGCAACACCACGATTATAAACTTGTTTTAAGATCGAAACTGAAATACCAGAAGCTTCTGATTTCTTCTGTAATGAAGAATCTGCAGCACTCTCCTTGTACAAGTCTGGGAATTTCTTCTTCATCTTGTTTGTATACTGAGATGGTTTAGTCTTTGCAGACTTATCGCCTGGCGCTGGTTTGTATGCACTATCATCACCATCGTCCTTTTCTGCACCCTTCTCAAAATGTCTTGCACGAGCCTGTTTGGTGGACTTAGACATATCGTCACCTTCAGCATCTTTTGCATAATACTTTGCTGGTTGTGTACCTTCTCTATCTTTAATATCTTTGTCTTGTTTGCTTTCATTTGCAAGTTTTGGATACTTATCCTTGAATACATTGTGCAATGATCTTGCATTAATTCCTTGAAGTGTTCTTGCAACTTGGTCAGCATAATATGATATTGAATGTCTCAAGTTGCCGTTAGTTTCTTTCATCTTCCTATCAACCACAGACTTCAAAACTTCAGCAGCTTTCTCGTATCCTTTTTTATTAACTGTCTTTGCCAAAACATTCTTAATGAGTTGTTTAGTTGTTATCTCTTGCAGTTCATACAACCATCTCTTGTGTGTTGTGCCATCTTCTTCTGCAAAAGTAACATAGTTTGTTCCTCTACGAATAACTTTACCAGTTACACCAGTATATGAATCTGTAACTTCTTCACCAATGTTTAGAATCTCTCCACGAACATATAAATCTCTAATTACATCTTCTTCTGTCAGCACTTCTTTATGTTCAACAAAAGATTCACGAATACCCATGTACTTACGAACATCTTTAAACAGAGACATTGATTGACTAAAGTTCTTTGGTAGTCCAAGTTTGAATTGGTCGAAATCATTTGCAGATGCAGCCGCTCTCATCTTTGATGCAGACATACCAGTTACACCTTCTGCATCTGGGTCACGTTCACCAGCAGATACAACTTCGATGTTATCAAAACCATAGTAACCATGTCTTGCATCAACACCGTTATATTTGTTGAGTAGAGATTCAAACTCTGCAACTCTATCAGAACCAACAACCATTACGATTGATTTGTGTCCTTTGTTGTGTAGTGACACCGCAATCTCGAATACATTTCGTGCTTTATCTACAACAATGTTCCTTGCATGTTTTGGGAACATAGCTTTCATGTATGCAACCTTTTTGGTGTAAGGGAGTGGGTCTTTCTTTGGATTTTCAGAATGAGATGCAAAAATATAATAGGGAGCGCCTGGATTCTTTTTAGCCTCAGATGCAACCTTCTCTATTAGTTTCTCATGTCCAGTGGTTGGTGGATTAAAGCGTCCAAATGTAAAAACGCAAGTATCCCCACGGGCTTCTCTGATATCCTTAAAACTCTTCATTGTTCACTACCCATTTCTCTTGCTTTTTTAAGTCTTTCCAACTCATCTTTTTTCATTTTTGTCATCAACTTCTTTGCAATCTTTTTAATTGCAGCACCCTTCTTCGATACAATTCTATCATCAAGTGCTTGTCTTTGCATCAAAGGAAGATTTGCATAATCTTGTTTATCCATACCAGCAAACTTTTTAATAACAATTTGTTTAGCAGCTTTGTTTGCTCTCTGTTGAATTTTAGAAGCAGATGCCAATTTCATTTTCTGTCTGGCAATCTTTGATTGGACAGCAGGGTTCTTCATCATTTTACGCATTCTTAATGCCATCTTTCTGCGTTGAGAAACAGACAAAGCTTTTCTCTCGACAAGTTCTAACACCAAATCATCAAATGATTTCATTTCATCAAACCCTTTACTGTGTCTAGTGCCTTCTTTGCATGTGGGTGTTTTGGATTGATACTTACAATATCACCATTAACGAAATCAGAGATATTTGCAGACTTACCCAAAGCCTGAATTGCCTTATGAAGTGGATCCTTTGGATCAAAATTCACTTCAAAGTCTGGTTTACCTCTAAGTTCTACCCAACTCCTTTCACCAGTTTTCCACATCTTAAGCACATCTTGATTCTTACCACGAACCAACTGCAACTTAATACCTTCTTTGAGAAAGAAAGAAAATGGCCTCATTTATCCCACGCCTTAATTGCAGTGAAGTTATTGAAACTGAATTCCATTCTATCCACAAGTTTTACTGCATTGCCAGAAATTCTATCAATTGCAACATACCCCTCTGGATTAACAACTTTAAATCCATTGGATGTTTTGATAAAAGTTCCAATGCTCTTTACTGTATTTAGTTTCTTTACAATACCCATCTTGGCTTCTACGATGTGGTTTTGAAACTCAATAATATTAGTTAAGTTTACTGTATGTTTCTTTAGTTCACGGACTATTTCTTTTTTCTTATTTTCTACTTCTTGTTTCTTAACAGGTGTTTTTAGTTTTTCAATCTTTTTGTCAAAAACACTTTCTACCCAAGGAATATATCCTTGTGCATGTTTCTTTGGATTGGTAATCTTTTGTCCTTTTCTTACCATACTGTTGTTGTATGTCTTGAGAGAAGCCCCAGAGAAATCACCAGTGAAACTGTTTTGAATTGTGAGGAAACTATTAAGAAGTTGTGAATTAATTGTTCTGAATGTCTTACCAGCCATGGACAGATGTGAAGTTACAACTTCTGTTTCTTTTGCAGTCATAGTTGCAGAACCAGATGTGTCTTTGTATGTTGCATCATCCATCCAAACTGTAGATGTCTTATTCAACCCTCTAATATTTGCACCAAAGGAAGCCTTCATATCTTGTAACACATCACCAGTGTATGTGGTGTGCCACACCACTCCAATCTTGGCATTCTTAATAGTCTTGCCAAAATCAGAATTCACTGGAACAGCATATACAATTGTATTTGGTTGGAATGTGTAATAAGAAACACCATCAATGGTTTCTGTAGATACATCATCAGTGAACATCAAGTCGCCTTGAAGAACACCTTTGATACCTAACTTAGAAAGTTCTGCAAGTGATACTTTAAACTTTGCATTCAGTGTACCAGATAAATCTGCATCAATTTCTGCATTGGATTTGTATAGTTTTGGTTCTTTGTTGAATACTGATTTCTTTGCAACGAAAAACTTTCCATCTTCTGGGTCAATACCAGCAAAGATTGCTGGCGCACCGTCCCATTTTACAGTCATATTTACAGATGAACGAGATGCACCAGCCAACATATCACGCAAAGACTGAACAAAGTTGATAGCAGCACGGCCGCCATCAACTCCGAAATTAAGAATTTCGTCCTCAATATGTTCTAGGTGAAGGTTTTTCCCGCCTTTATCCTCAGCGAGAAAACTTGAAAATTTTAACATTCAACACAACTTCCATTAGTACAAATAGTTTTTACTATTTATAATAACACAGTTATTCAAGAATGTCAATATTACCCTTCATAAAATTAGGCAATGGTACATTTCCAAAAGGTTTAGTTTGTGTAAGTTGCTCTGAGAACAACTCAGCATCCTTCTTCTTTCTAAATGTACGCACGATATCATTAGTGGGAAATTCTACA